AAACGATTCATCCACTGGTCGGAATATCGGGGAGCATATCCGCTGTACATGGTCACGTTCGGATCCGGTGGACCCCGGGAACCCCATTCCCACAATACCATTGAGGCAACCGTCTCCATCTCGATCAAGGGGATTGTCCAGGACAACGAGGACACGACGGCCAAGATCGCGAAATGCTGGCAGGACATCCGCGTTGCCCTGACCGCAGAAATGGAAAGCGGCGATGCGGCGGCTCTTTCCTCCCTAGGTGTAGAGACGTGCCGTTGCAAGGATTTTCCCGACACCGATGACGGCTATCTGGCCGTCGAAAACGGACTCGGGTTTTTCGACATGCGAGTTGAAATCAGGTTTTTCGACACTCTCGGATATTTATGAGGTGAATCATGACGACAAAGAAAACAGTGAGCGAAGACGCGGCGGCGATTCACGAGCCGGCCGCGGAAAAGTTCGTGTGGCTGGCCGAGACCTGCAATTGGTCTGGCCGCGTCACGCTCGAACACGGCAAAGCATGTGATGCCCGGCTGATCGATGCCGACGTCCTGAAGGAATGGATCCGGACGGGCGCGGCGGTCATGACCGGCGAGGAGAAATAACATGGCGACTCCAACCTCCGTCAATCTAAGCGACAAGGCTATCGGTCTGAAGAAAGGCTCCGCCTGGAACGCGGCGGTCGCCCTGGGCGCGGGTGACGAAATCCGGGTCAAGTCCCTGACGGGCCTGACTCGAGAGCGTGATCTCTATCCCCAGGAATACGCGAATTGCGCGTTCCCCCCGGGCGGCGTTCTGACGAATATCAAGGCGCCGGATATCGGGTTCGGTACGGATCTGTTCTATGAGATGGGGGCTCTGGGCCGATTTATCGCGTCCATTTTCGGGACGGCAGGGACGCCGACCGTTCAGGGCGCGACTACCGCCTACAAGCACATCTTCCAGTGGGCGGACCTGATAACCGCATTCTTCACCCTGGCCGCGGAATACCCCGGCATCATCAAGGAATGTCCGTCCCTGATGCCGACTGAATGGAACGTCAAGGTTGCCAGCGGCGTCTTGCAGAGTGAATGCAAGGGCAAGGGTAACCTGGTCAAGGACGATTCGTCCGTCAACACCGATACACAGATGGCCGCCCTCACGTCGACGGCGAATATCCTGACGCCGGTGCTTTTTGGCGAAGCCCAACTCTTCATGAACGACCAGAGCGTGGCGACTGCTTGCACAGCGACGACCGCATGGGATATCTCGAATATCGATCTCTCCTTCAAACGGCCGCTGAAGGCGGAATACCCGGCCGGATCGTTTTCCATCGCCCAGCCGGACCAGGAAAAGAATCCGGACATTCTGATCAAGCTGGACTTCCTCAAATACGCGGCGGCCAACAAGATCTTCACGGCGACGATGGACGCCCAGATCCTTCAGAAGTTGGCCCTGGTGTGCACGTCGCGGCTCGAAGCCGGGGTCGCATACTATTACAAAATGACGTTCAACTTCCCGTCTCTTCAGATCAAGGGCAACCCCCAGAGCGCGGAGGCAATTTTCAAGAACGGCCTGGAGCTTGTTCCGTACGAGGCCGCGGCGGCGCCGACTGGCATGGCCTACACCCGGCCGTATCTGGAACTGATCAACAAGCAGACCACGGATTACCTCGCCTGAGGATGAAAGGAACAGTATGCCCGACATCAAACAGATCAACCCGGTTTCCGAGTGGATCACCCTGACGCTGGACACCGACAAAATGGACCCTCCGGTGTTGCGGGTCCGCGTAAGGTTGGGAACGGAACTTGATTCCGGAGATGCCTATGAGGAAGGCGCGCGGAAGGCGTCCACTTTCCTGCTGGCCCAGGCGCTCGCGGTGATCGTCGAATGGGACCTGACCCTGGACGACAAGCCGCTGCTCTGTACCGAAGAAACGAAGCGGGAGCACAAGGACCGGCTCTGGTGGATCCTGGCCCAAAAGATTACCGGGACGGACCCGAAGAGCCCGAAATTCGCGGCGACGGAGATCTTGGCGGCGGCTAAAGATTCGGAACGCTTCCTAAAAAACTCACCAACTACCTCGACCTGAGCGTCGCTTATCGGCGGGCGCTTCTCCCGGCTGAGAAGCACCGGCACGGGGTAGGAGAGGATACGAGCCGATGCCCGAATTGCAGAGTAAGCGAGGCCTGGGCGGAGATGTCTGTGTTCGAACAGGCCGCGGTGAGCTGGTATATGGACAACGCCAGCGGATGGGCGGCTCGGGTCGGGATCATAGCGGCGGAGTTCATGCGGCTGGGGCTGGAAGGAAAACCGCGGGATCTGTTCCTCCAGGCGATGCAGAAGATTGAGAAGGCGATTAACGACATGACCGAGAAGGAACGCACACGGGAATAGATAAATGGCGGACATTAAATATCTTGTGGTCGTAGACGCCCAGGGCGCGGTCAAGTCTATCAAGGATTTTGAAGGCGCGATCGACGGGGCCGGTGACGCCAGCGCGAAGGCTGAGCCGAAACATCAATCCCTGTGGAAACAAGTCGCACTGGGAGAGATTGCTTACAACGCCGTCCGGAAAGCGGCATCGTTCCTCGTGGACCAGGGGAAGGATTGCGTTAAGGACGCCGAGGATCAGGAACAGGCGGATAAAGACCTGAGCGCCGCCTTGGAGCAGACGGGCCGAAGCGTTGACGGCAATCTTCAGCATTACCTGGACTTCGCCAAAGCTCAGCAGCTCGTAACCAAATATCGGGATGAAGAAATTGAAGGTGCTCAGTCCCTGCTGCTTCAGTATCTGAATTTAGACCAGAACGGAATCGACAAGGCTATGAAGGGGACGATGGGTCTCGCCTCCGTCATGAAACTGGATCTCCAGGGCGCGGCCATGATGGTGACGCGGGCCATCAACAATGACGCCGATTCCATTGGACGGATGAAGATCCATGTGGACGAAAGTCTCCCGCCAATGCAGAAACAGGCCGCCATCCTTGACCAACTGGAAAAGCTGTACGGCCGATCTACGTCTGAAGTGGATACTTTCGGCGGACGGGTGGGCTTATTGACCAAAGCCCTTGGAGAGGCCAAGGAAACAATCGGCGGGGTTGTTGTCAATAACGAAGCTCTTAATAAAGTCATCAAGGAATGTACCGGATATATCAACGATCTGAATACGTCTGGGAAACTGGACGAATGGGCGCGAGGAGTCGCCGGGGCGTTCGTCGGGGTTGGCAAGGTTGTGGCTCTGTCGGTCGAAGGAATCGTCTTGACCTGGGATCAAGCCGAGTCCGTTCTGTTTGCCGGCATGGCGCAGGCAATCCAAAATATCAAGCCCATTTTAATGAGCATGTATGCCGTCATGGCCGCCGCCCCGTTCGGGGCTATGAAAAAGGGAGCAGCCGAATTGGGTGGGGTGATTACAGACCTCACCACCATTCAAAAATCATACGTTGATTCTTCCGATAGCTTAAACGAAAAAACCCTTGACGTTCACACCACGTTCGATGGCTTTATCAAAATCCTTGATGACGCGGAGGCGGCCTTCAAAACCACGGGAACAGCGGCGCAGACAGGGGGCGGGGGCGTCAAGGGATTCGGGAAGGACGCGGGCGACGCGGCGAAGCAGCTGGAGGCCCTGAAGAAGGACCTGGGCTTCACCTTCACGACGGATGTCGAAGCGCGGATCGCGCGGATCGACCAAGCCCTGAAACTTTACGGCAAGAGCATGCCGTATTCGGATGTTCAGAAACTCCGAATGGAACAGGCGAAGCTGACCGACGAGTTGATGACGGGTGGGCTAGGTTGGGACTGGGTCACCCAGGCCGAACAGAAAAACATCGCCGTCATCCCCCTGCACGCGAACCTGCTGGAGACACAGATCGGGCGGATGTGGTATTTGAACGCTGCTCTGAAAGCGGTTGGGGTCACAGCCGCCGATCCCAAGGACATGAAGCAATGGGAGTCAAACGTCCAGGGGGCGATTCAGAACATTTTTAATGCCCTCAATGGACTCATGTCCGGGATGTCCCAAATCAACGCAAACGCCCTCCAGACCACGTTGGACAACCTGCAAACCGAATACGACGCGCGGGTTGCTTATATCAAGGCGACGATCACGGATGCGGATACGCAGAGTTATGCCATCGCCGAGCTTGACAAAGAATACGCCGCGAAGAAAACGAAGATCAAGAGGGATGCCGCGGTGAAGGAGAAGGAGCTGGCCATCGCGGAGGCAATTAGCGGTGTGGCCCAAGCGATCATCGCGGCTTGGAAATTGCCGCCCCCGTTTAATATTATCGCGGCGGCAGCCGCAGCTGCGATGGGCGCGATGGAAGTCGCCGTGATTGAATCCCAGCCGATCCCGCTGGCCGGCGGCGCGGTGTTCAAACAGCCGACGGAGTTTATGACCACCGGCGGGACAAGATACCAAGCCGGGGAGACGGGGGTTGAGATCATGGCGACGGAAAGCATGATCCGCCGGATCGTCCGGGAGGAAACTGGCGGTGCGGGCGCAGCTGCAGGCACGCGCGCGGGTGCGAGCGCGGGCGGGCGCCCGACTACCCTGACCATTCCTATTTACCTGGGCACAAAGAAAATCGGCGAAGAGGTCCTGTCTATCGTTCAGGGCGGGATTGATCTGAACAAACTGGAAATTCGCTCTAGAAATATCAGGCCGAATTAAAGGGTCGCCTATCATGGAAAACACGCGGCTGATTTATAAAAACTACTGGCGCGACGGGACTATGGTGGGCTACACGACGCAGAATACGCAGTTTCCCGCCGTGAGCACGCAGGATGATGACACGACCTTGACCTGGCGCAGCACGGCCATCGCTGCCGCGCAGAAGGTTGATTGTGACCTGGGGGCGGCCGTGACTTACGATTTCGTGGCGCTCCTGGGCCATAACATCAGCCCTGGGGTGACATATATCCGCATATATGGAGCGGACGACGACGCCTTTACCACGAATGTCGTTTACGACAACCTCACCTGGAACGAGGGTGACATTTTCGCGTTCCTGGGTACGGCCAGAACGAAGCGATATGTCCGCGTTTACATAACGGACACCGGCAACCCGGACGGATATATCGAAGTCGGGACGGTGGTTGTCGGGAAATACGTGGACCTGGGCTGCCCCTTCGTGCAGGGCTACTCCTGGGGAGCGGACAACGACACAGAGAGCGACGAAACGCCCTCCCATAATCGTTTTATCACCTTGTCGCGCCCTGCCCGTGATACCCGGCACTGCGTCTGGAATAGCTTATCGGAAACGGGGCGTGGCTACATCGCGGCGGCCGTCCGGGAGTGCGGGAATATGGCGCAAGCCCTGGCGCTCTGTTTTGACTATACAGACGCTCAAAACAATACCTACTGGCTGCTCATGAAGGACCCGGGCGCGCCGGTGAACATATCCGCGGCGCTCTGGTCCTGGGAGTGCAGTTTCGTGGAGTGCGTCTAAATGTCCGTTCAGTCCCCGACCGCGTTCACGACCTCCAACCCGACCCCGACGACGATTGACCTTTCCTGGACAAACGGGGATTCCTATGATTCGGTAAACGGTATCCGGGTCCGCTACGGCACGACCTACAAATACTTTTCAGGATCCACCACGTCCGGGACCATCACCGGACTCACCGAGGGGACGCTCTACTGGTTTTATATTTCCGGAAGGAAAACTGTCGGGAACACCACAACCTGGTCGGATGAGGAACCGGCGCCCGCAGCTGTTTACACGACCCTCCTGGCTCCGGCGTCACTGGCGGCTGCACAAATTGCAGGCGGGGCGTGCGCGCTGTCCTGGACAGTCCGGTCGGGCAACGGGGTCTATCAACAGATTCAGAAGTCCACCGACGGCGTGAATTTTTCCGACACGATGGGGCCGATCCTAGCGGAATATACAAATTTCAACGTAACATCTCTGACAGGGATCCATTGGTATTTTCGGGTCCGGTGCTATAACTCAAATACAACGTCGGCGTATTCCAACATCGCCGACGCCTGGACGGCGCTTGGCGCGCCCACAAATTTACAAGCTTCCGGGGCATCGTCAACGTCTATTTTGCTGACGTGGACGGATAACAGCACCGGGGAAACGATGTTCCGCATTGAACGCGGTGAATCTTCTTATGAAAGCGCGTTCTCCCAAATCGGAACGGTCGGCGCTGGCGTGACAACCTATACGGACACCGGCGGAACTCCCGGTTTGACCACCGGGAAAAAATATTATTACCGCGTCAGGGCCTATAACCCCGACCAGCTCTCAAGCGCGTGGTCGAACATCGCCAACGCGACACCCGTTTCTGTGGCACTGCCGACAAACGTGGAGGCACACTGCGATTCTTCAACCCAGGTGACGCTCATCTGGAAAGACAACAGTAATAATGAAACGGGCTTCAAGATTTACCAGGACGGGGCCCTGGTCTATACGACCGCAGCCAACGTCACCAGCCACACGTTCACGGGATTAACGAAGGCGCGCTGGTATTCCTACCGGGTCGAAGCATACAACGCGACGGATTCAAGCGGGTTAACTCCGGTGGTCCGGGTTTATACATCGGACCCGCCGAAAGCGCCGTCCGCGCTGAAAACGGTCGTCCTGTCCACCTCGTCTATCCGGCTGAACTGGAGCGACAATTCCAGCAACGAAACGGGCTTCAAGATAGAGCAGAGCGACGATGGGACAACCTTTACCCAGGTGGCCACCGTCGCGCAGAACATTGAAACCTATGTCGTGACCGGGCTATCGTCGAATACGCAATACTGGTTTCAGGTCCGGGCCTACAATTACAGCGGGAACAGCGCCTACACAACGGCCGCGACCGGTGTGACTTTTGCGGCTATCGCTATCCCGACCAACGTCGAGGCGACGCCCATGTTTATCGGTGGAGTCCTGTGCGTTGAGGTCCGATTTGATGACAATTCCACGGAAGAAACGTCACATGAAATTGAGCGGGCGGACGACGGCGGATCTTACGCTGCGCTAGTTTCGACATTGCCGAACCAATATGTTTACTACGATACGGCCGTCGTGGCCGGGCACTATTACTCTTATAAGATCCGGGCGGTGCAGGACACGAGCGTCACCAACTATTCAACGGCGGCGACGGCTTCCCTGGTTACGGCTCCATCCGCGCCGACCGCCTTGGCAATGGGGACGTTGAGCTTCCCGGATAAAATCTCGCTCTCTTGGACGCCGACCACGGGCGAGGTGAGCTATGAGGTGGCCCAGTCAACCAACGGCTCGACCTTCACGATCATCATCACGCTGCCGGCCGGGGCGGACCGATACACGGTGACAGGGCTGACGCCCAACACGACCTACTATTTCAAGGTCCGGGCACGGGGGACCAACGGATATTCGGGCTACTCGTCCACCGTGAGCGGGACCACGCCAGCGGCCTATGTCATGACCGCCCTGGAGTTGCTTTGTCTGTCGTCGAAAAAGAGGCTGATTAACTTGGTCGAGGTCAACCCGGCCATCGTGCTTTCGGGCTGGGAGCTGACATCCGGCAAGACCTATACCTACGAAGCGCCTATGCCCTGGACGGAAGCGGACATTGACACGGTAGCCGAGAACGGGAAGCTCTTAAAAGAACGTGCATCCGTGGCCAGCGTGGAGGCATCGGGCGGCTGGTATTACGACGGCGCCGCCGAGAAAATATATGTCCGCAGCTCCGGGGGGGACGACCCCACGAACTACGCGATCGTCGCTTCCGTTTGGGTTTATTTTACGAGCTGGCAGCGCGGAGCGACGGTTTACAACGGCCATCGCTACCTTCCCCTGATACCGGCCGATGGGTTGCCTGAAATCACGCAGACCCTTGAAGCCTATTACAAGGGCGCCTTCGTAGCGACGCAGGGATCCATTTCGTTTATCAACGGCAAGGCGAAGGCCTGGGGCGGGGGGCATTACTTTGACGACCGCTGCGCGGCCTGGGAATGGATGAACCGAAAGGTCACGATACTCTGCGGCGGGGAGGCGTTTGATTATTCCGACTTTCAGCCGCTGGCGACGGGCCTGATTCAGTCCACGACTATTTCCAATTCCCGCTTCACTGTATCCCTGAAGGACGCTCGCGCCGGGCTGCACCGGTCCCTCCCGCTGCGGACCTACACGGCCGACGATTTCCCGAACCTTTACGCGGGCGTGACCAACGGCTCCAGCTCCGGGGACGTTCCGCGGCCTTATTACTACGGCAGCGTGACGCACGTTGTCCCGATTTGTATTGATACCGTGAACTTTATTTTTGAGCTCATGGACGGCCGGCTGACGTCCGTTGAGGAAGTCAAAAAAGGGGATACGGTGCTGACGGCCGGGACCGATTACTGGGTTGACTATTCCCTGGGGCGGATACAGCTGGCGGAGCGTGTCGGCTATACGCCTGACGACACACTGCTCGTTTCTTTCACGGGTGCCGCGGACGCGACCGGGACGGCTATCGAAACGGGGCCGATGATTTACCTGGACATTCTGCGAAACGATATGCTTTTGGAATGGGGCGACATCAACCTTGATTCCATTTGGGAAGCTAATGCCGTTTGCACGGCGAAGCTGGGCGTCAAGATTTACAAAACAACGACGACCGAGGAAATCATTGGACTCTTGGAAAAGTCGTGTTTGGCCTATTCCTTTCAGGACGCCAGCGGTCGTATCGGTTTCAAGATAACACCGACTACGGCGCCGTCAAACGTCATTTACCTACCAGAAGAACGAATCGTTGACATCACCCGCGATGAGTCGGCCGACCAGGTCTATGCTTCCGTGAAAATCAACTACGATGAATGGCCGTCCACCGGACGGTTTCTGTGGATTGAGACGCTGGCCAACGTGGAAAAATGGACATCGGGCGTTCTGCGGACGCTTGAAATTACCACGGCCCTCACGAGCGCAGCTGACGCGAAAGCGCTGGGGGACGACATTTTGGCCGTGCTGAATTTCCCGACCATCAATATCACCACGCCCCGGGTGCTGTTTCCGTATTCAGTTGGGGACATGATTGCTTTGACCCG